ATTCGCTATCACAGAAGAAGCGATCGAAGACAACTTGTATGACAGACTTGCGTCTAGATATACAAAAGCATTAGCAAGATCGATGGCAAACACTAAACAAGTGAAAGCTGCATCGGTACTTAACAATGCATTCGACTCTAACTTCAAAGGCGGAGACGGCAAAGAGTTATGCGCAGATGACCATCCAACTCTATCTGGAACTTTCAAAAATGAGTTAAGCACAAGTGCTGACTTAAATGAAACTTCCTTAGAGCAATCAATGATCGACATCGCTGCATTGACAGACGAAAGAGGCATGAAGATTGCTGCTAGAGGCGTAAAAATGATCATTCCAAGTGAATTACAATTCACAGCGGAAAGATTAATGAAGTCTCAAGGTAGAACTGGTACAGCTGACAATGACATTAATGCATTAGCAAATATGGGAATGTTACCACAAGGTTATGTGATTAACCATTTCTTAACAGACACTGATGCGTTTTTCATTAAGACAGACGTGCCTAACGGTATGAAGATGTTCGTAAGAGCACCTATCAAAACTGCTATGGAAGGCGACTTCGATACTGGCAACGTTAGATACAAAGCTAGAGAGAGATATTCATTTGGATTCTCAGACCCTAGAGGTATCTTCGGATCACCAGGAGCGTAATCTAAATAATTTAATGGGGCGCCCTAAAAGCGCCCCATTTTAAAGACAAAAGGTAAATATGGACTTCAGAGTACAAATAAGAGCTTACGGATATTATGCAGATTTCGAAATCAGTTGTGAAGACAACAGTAAATCTTTCGAAAATACACTAGTTGACAAACTAGGCAAAAATGATATTATCTGGGAAAAAGATGGATTTACTAATAAATCCAAAGTTTGGATAACCTATGAGGAGGTTGATAATGCAAACGCACATAAGGGACCTATACAAAACGAAGAGGGGTCTCGAGACAGAGTGGGCAGTCCAGCAGCGTGATAACCAAAGATATACTTTGGATATGGTAAGAATCGACAATAAAATTAGAGAAGTTGTCAACACTATTAAGCAAGAAGAAGCTAAAATAGCAAATCTTACTAATAAAATAGATGATGCTGCACCCAGCGTTTCAGTAGCTACGTAATAAAAAGCTACATTTCAGAAAGTACACTTTCACTACGCAATCTCTTGCACTCTATTTAAAATAAGAGTATATTCTCGACACTGTATAATTAAAAGAACATAGACGAATACAGTCGACGGCCTAGAGACTATGTTCGCAAAACTAGGAGGATATAAACATGGCAAATACTACATTTAAAGGACCAGTAACATCCCTTAATGGATTTATTGGTGGACCAAATAAAAACGCAGGTGATACGCAACAAGGTGGAAAAAACACTTATTCGTTTGCGACTACTTCAACAGTTACAGATGGAGTTAACACTCTAGATGCAACTACTAACGAAGGCGTTTTAATTTATGTCGATAATGGAGCTGCTGGTTCTGCTATCTATGCTTTTTCAGATGGATCAAACTGGAAAAGAGTAGACACAGGTGGAAACATAGCAAGTTCATAATAATTATGTGGGTGAGAAACTTCGAGACTTTTTGATCTTGATACTCACCCGCACCACAAGGAGATAAAATATGGCAGGCGGCGGATCATTTTCAAGCGACCAAAAATTTACAACACTAACAGGTGATGGTAGTTTTAAAACAATTACCGGAGGTTCAGTTAATTTAGGTCCTTGTAGAGTTACATATATAATGGCACATGGAGTTGCAGACTCCATTGTAAAGTTACATGATGGATCAGACGGCTCAGGATCTTTAGAGTTTCAATCTAAATTTGGAACAGAAGGTCTAGATGTTTTTGTACCTGGAAGTGGTATAAGATTTAAAACGGGAGTCTTTTTAGATTTAACTAATACAGACTCTGTAACAATAGGATATACGGGATAATGAAATCAGACGTAAAAGCAATTAGAAAAACAGATGCTACATCAGTCTTTGCAGGCAGAACAAGATTAAGAGGAATTATTCTTGCTTCAACTGGATCAGCAGGTTCAGTAACTTTACAAGACGGTAATTCTGTTACACAGTTTCAAGTAGACGTTCCAGCTGGCGATGTGTTTTCATATAATTTAGCAGAAGACGGTATTTTGTTTGAAGGTGGTATGACTATATCAGCAATCACAAACGCTACTGCAACGATTATATTAGATAAGTAAGGAGATAAATGGCTACATCTGGAACTACAGCGTTCGATCTTCCGATCGACGAAATTATCGAAGAAGCATTTGAAAGAACAGGAATGCGTGGTAACCGTACGGGCTATCAATTAAAAAGCGCAAGACGTTCTTTAAACATCATGTTTTCTGAGTGGGGAAACAGAGGTGTACATCTTTGGAAAGTAAAACAAGCAACAATTCCATTAGTAGAAGGTCAAGCAGAATATAATTTTGCAAATGACAATACTAATTTTCCTACAGATATAAGTGATGTATTAGAAGCTTTTGTAAGAAATAATTCTACAGCAACAGCACCAGTTGATACTACATTAACTAAAATAGATAGATCAGCGTATGCTGCATTAGCTAACAAATTATCAAAAGGTACACCCTCACAATACTATGTGCAAAGAACTGTAGCACCTAGTATATTTTTATTTCAAACACCAAGTTCTTCTTTCTCAGGATCTAACTTTCAATTAAAATTTTTTTATGTAGCTAGAATACAAGATGCTGGTGCTTATACAAATGAATCAGATGTAGTGTATAGATTTATACCTTGTATGACATCAGGATTATCTTATTATTTAAGTTTAAAATATTCACCAGAAACAGCTCAAGGTAATAAATTAATTTACGAAGATGAGTTCAAAAGAGCATTAGACGAAGATGGTCAAAGAACTTCTACGTTTATAACACCACAAACATTTTATGGAGATGGAGTATAATGCCATTAAATAAAAAAGGTAAAAAAATTATGAAGTCTATGAAAAAACAATATGGTTCAAAGAAAGGCGAACAAGTTTTTTATGCATCATTGAACAAGAAAAAAATTAAAGGAGTTAAGAAAAAATAATGGCATTTGCAAAAGGAAAATATTCAAAAGCAATATCAGATAGATCTGGTTTAGAATTTCCGTACAGAGAAATGGTAAAAGAATGGAATGGTATGTTAGTTCATAGTTCAGAGTTTGAACCAAAACAGCCACAACTAGAACCAAAACCAAGAGGATCTGATCCTCAAGGTTTAATGAATGCTAGACCAGCTAGAACAGAAACAGCTGTTCCAAGATTATTACCTTTAAATCCTTTTACATTAACAAACGCTTCTCAAATAATTAAAGTAAACGAACCTAATCACGGTAGATCTACAAGTGATAGAGTTAGATTTAGAGATGCACAAAACGTTGCAAACATAACATCAGCTATTATAAATTTAGCTATTGGTTATGTAATTACAAAAACTGATGATAACAATTACACATTTGATTCTGGTAATGCTGCAAATAAATCAATCTCAGGAGGCGGAGGCTCTGCATTTGCAGGTCCAGTAACGGTAGTAAAATAATGGCATACACACTTACAAACTTACAAGATGATATTAAAAATTACACAGAAGTAGATAGTTCTGTTTTTTCAACTTCTGTATTAAATAAATTAATACAGAACGCAGAGAACAAAATTTACAGAGCTGTTGATTCTGACGCTGATAGATTCTATGCAACATCAACTACGACAAGTGGAAACAGATTTGTAACCATACCATCAGACCTTAGAATTATAAGATATGTGCAAGTTAAAGATTCTACAGATGGTAATAAACAAAAATTTTTAGATCAAAGAGATACAAGTTTTATGGCAGAATATTATAATACACCAGGCACAGCTTCAGGTGTTCCTAAGTATTATGCTAACTGGGATGCTAATTTTTGGGTGATTGCACCTACACCAAATGCATCATTTGAGATAACTTTAGCTTATATTAAGCAGCCAACTAGTCTTACAGATAGTTCTGTTAGTGGTAGCGGCACTTATTTATCAAACAAATATCAAGATTTACTTTTATATGCTTCTCTTATAGAAGCGTATGGATACTTGAAAGGACCTGCGGATATGATACAATACTACACGCAGGCTTATGAAAGAGCAATTGAAACGTACGCGATCGAACAACAAGGTCGTAGACGCAGAGGCGAATATGAAGATGGTGTTATTCGTACTCCACT